GGTTTCCAGTCACGATACGTTCTGCCATTGAACATGGCACAAGAGATATCTACACAAATTGCTAACCAACACCTAAAAGGCGTGAGGGCTACCACACTTGCCGCTGAAATATTAGAGAAGTACCCACAACTCTCTAAGGCAAAGGCTAATCTTGTGGCTAGGACCGAAGTGGCTCGTACTAACACTATGCTCCTAGAAAATGATTGCCATGAAGTTGGAATTAGTTGGTATATCTGGCATTCTACACATGACGTCCGAACTCGTTCATCACACAACTATATGGACGGTGTAGTATGTTCATGGGGTGACCCGCCTAACCCTGAGAAACTAGCTAAGGCTGGTAAAGATTATGGGTCATACCATCCAGGTTGTATATTTAACTGCCGTTGCTTTCCGTCTCCTTTAGTGACAGCAGACCAAATACCTAGCAACCCAAAAGTCCATCTTCATGGCACTATAGTACGAATGTCTAAACGTGAGTTTATTCAAAAATATTGGAAGGGGGATACTGTGATTGAATTTTGACAAGCTTATAGCTTGCTTTGACGCTAACTAGTGCTAATCTAAGCGCCCACGTGCTAAGATGAGTTAGTTGGTTAACAAAGCAACTGTGCTATTTATAATTAATAGGTGATACCATGGCTAATAGTTATTATGGCTCTAGAATCAGTGACAATATTGCTAAAACACCTGAGGGGTTTCTTGTCTGCCATAATGTACCCGTTGCTAGGGTAGGTACACAAGAGTACCTAGGTGATGAGGTTGATAAGCCGGACAAAGATATTGTGACTGTATACCGCAGACCAGAAGAAGTATTTAAAAAATCTGCTATTGACTCCTTTGAGGGCAAACCTGTAACGAATGACCACCCGCCTAAATTAGTCGAAGGTGGTGACGCTATGGCTTACCTAAAAGGTGTCTGTAAGAATGTTCACAGAGGTACTGGTGATGACTCAGATAAAGTTGTTGCTGACCTTGTGATATATGACCCTGTGCTTATCTCACTTATCGAGAATGGTAAGAGAGAGATTAGTGCTGGTTATACTTGCTCCTATGCTGACTACAACGGCGAGCTGGAGCAGGTTGATATTGTGGGAAACCATATTGCTGTTGTAGACAAGGGCAGAGCTGGAAACTCTGTTGCTATCCGTGATGAGAAGCCTACAAGGAGGAAGAAGATGGCAAAGAAAAAACAAAGCATTTTAGACAAGATGTTCCACGTCTTTGTTAATGACGAAGACACAACACCGGAGGAAATCAAGAAGGCGGCTGAAGCTGTTAATGACCTTGAAGAGGAGACCGAAGATCCTACTACTGAGGACCCAACAGTAAAAGCTATCCAAGATGCCCTGAAACCAATTATGGACCGGTTAGAAGCACTTGAAGCTACTAATGGTCCTGATGACAAGAAAGAAGACCCCGATGATGAAGAGGAAGAGTTCCTTACGGACGCCGATGAGGGAGAAGAAGTTAAAGATGACGATGGCGAAGCATCTCCCGAGGAAATTGCTGAACACTTAGACCATGATACTGTAGCCTATCTGTTAAAAGCTATCCGTCCGCAGATAGCACGTATGCCAGCAAAGGACTCAAAAGCTATCACTAAGACTTTAAATCAAGCGCTTAAACGTCAGCCTACTACTGATTATGACAAGCTTTTAAATCATGTGAGCAAAACTAAAACTACACCCGAAAAAGGTGCCTTTGGTGAAGCTTGTCGCTCTCGTAACCCACACTACAAAGGAGGTAGCAAATAATGCCAGGAAAAGTTATTGGTAAGTCTTTAAATTATGGTTATCCCGGTCAGATCGCACGTACTGGTGACGAGGTATCTCGTACATTCCCCGTTAAATCTGGCCCAATCAACTTTGGCCAAGCTGTACAACTTAACGCAGATGGCTTAGCGATTCCATTTGCTGGAGAGTTCGCTGGGGTAGCTATGAGACGTGTTAAGTCTGCGTTATCCTATATGGGTCAAAACCTCGGTCAATATATCGAAGGAGATGCCTGTGATGTATTAGAACGTGGCTCTATCACCGTTAAGGTTGTAGCTGGTACAGCTAAACCAGGTGGTAAAGTATACGTATACAATACAGCAGCATCGGGTAAAGCTGTTGGTGACTTCGCAGCTGTGGCAGATACTACTCTCACAACTGAGCTAACAGATGTAAAATTTGTTACTCCGGCTGACGCTAATGGCGTTGCTGAAATCGTAATCTTAAATCGTAAAGGGTTATAGGAGGTTAAAGTATGACATTCCCTAAATTTGGTGGCAACCCAATGCCTGTAATGGACGCTTCTGCTATTACTTCTGGCTTAGCGTTCTTGGAGTCTGAACTGGAAAAGAAAGACTCTATGCTTCGTGAGCCTTTGCAGTCCACTACTTATCCTCGTGATATTACTATTCAATCTGGTGGCGGCTGGGTAGAAGCTACCTCCGCATTTAATGTGGACTACGGTGTAACTGGTGGCTCCGGCTCTGGTGCTGTGGGTGGTGTATCTAATGCTGTCCGTTCTATCCAAGCCAATGTAGGTAAGGACCTATTCAAGGTATTGCCTTATGAAGTTACCATGAATATCAAATATGTAGACGTTCAACGTGGTATGGTTACTGGCCGATCTATTGAAAAGATGTATAATGACGGTATCCGCTTGGACTTTGATAAGTTCATGGACTCCAATGTATATGTTGGTAATGCTGACTATGGTACACAAGGTTTAGTTAACCACCCTGATATCACTCCAACTTCTGTTAAGATGAACTCTTCTTCTAAAACAGAGTGGGTAAACAAGACACCACAGGAAATCCTTGATGATATTAATGAGGCTATCCTAGCCGCATGGGAAGCTTCTGGCTATGATGAATCCGCTATCCCTAATCATATTTTATTGCCACCCGCACACTACACAAGATTAGTGAATACTACTCTTGCTGTAGCGGGTGTTGCTTCTGGTGGTATTTCCTTACTAAACTACTTGCTAGAAAATAACTTAGCCAAGTCTAAAGGCGTGGACTTATTCATTGGTGAATGCCGCTGGTGTATTGGTGCTGGTACTGCTGGTAAAGACCGTATGATTGCTTACCGCAACGAAGAACGCTTTGTAGGTGTAGATTTACCTGTTGAGCTTAGCCGTGCTATGACTCAACCTGACCCTAACACAGCTTCTTACGTATCTTTGTTTGTGGCTAATGTAGGTCAAGTTAAGGTCCACTATGTTGAGCCATTTGTATACCGTGATGGTATCTAAGGAGGTAAATTATGGTATGAATTTTCTCACGTAAAGCCATTGGCTTCCGTAATCATGAAACCAACCAGGTTATCACAGTAAGAGCATTAGACTTCGCTGAGCTACCTGATTGGGTCGAGAAAGATCCTATGCTTGGCTGGGCAGTACAGGACGGCACTATTGATGTGATTGAGGGCTCTGATCCAAAAACGGAAAAAACAGTGCCACAAGGTGACCCAGATACTGAAGATGAGGGTAACCTAGGTGGAACCCCTACTACTGACCCTGATGACTTAAATTCGCTCTCTAAGGAAGATTTAAAGGCAAAAGCTAAGGAACTTAATTTGCCATATTCTGGTAAATCCAAAGAGGAGCTTATTGAAATGATTCAAGGTGCTTAATCATGTGTCGCTTATCAGAACTCCACGCTGTAATAGCTAGAGCTGCTGGTATAGTTAAGCACACTGATAACCCTGAATATACGAGTAATAACTTTCTAACGGCTTACCCACAATTTTTTATACTTGATACAAGTGTAGTAGATGCGTGGGTAGGTATCGCTCATCAGTGTGTTAAATATTCATTGTGGGATAAAACTTGGGAGCTAGGTATGGGCTTATTTATAGCCCATTTCCTTACTCTATATCAACAAACTATAGAAGAAGATTTAGTTAACCCTGTACTTTCTAAGGGTTTATCTAGAGGCCTCATAACTTCTGAGTCTGTAGGTGGAATGAGTGTCTCCTATGACCTAAGCTCCTTTACAAGTGAGTTTGATGGCTGGGGCACCTTTAAACAGACTATATTTGGCCAGCAGTACGTCCATTTCTTACAGATGATGGGCGGCTTCTTTATATTAGTATGGTGATGAAAGTAACCAAGCGCTCTTTGATAAAGCCAAGGAGTATACTCACCAAACTTAGTAATGTGGACTTATTAGTAGGTATACCCCAAGAAACTGATGACAGAGAAGATAGTGAAATAGGCAATGCTGCCTTACTTATGCTTCATACTGTCGGAAGCCCCGTACAAGGTATTCCACCAAGGCCTACTATACAACCCACTATTGAAAAGCATGAGTCTTTTATTAGGAAGTCTCTTTTTACTGCAATGGAAGAATATACCAAGACTGGTAGTGACGCTAAGCTCCGTGCATTGGGTATATATGTGGCTTCACAAGTTAAGGAGTTCATTAATGACCCAAGCAATGGGCTTACACCTAACAGCCCTAGGACTATACAAAGAAAAAACTCTTCATTACCGCTGGTGGATACTGGTGAGATGAGGAACAGTATAACTTATGT